CGCTGAACAAACTAAGCTTGCAGGTATTGCTACAGGTGCAACAGCTAACTCTAGTGACGCTACTTTATTAGCAAGAGCTAATCACACAGGTTCTCAAGCTGCTTCAACTATATCTGACTTTGATACAGAGGTAGCTAATAACTCTGCTGTTACTGCTAACACAGCTAAGGTTACTAATGCCGAGCATGATGGAGATGTTACAGGAGATACTATTTTAACTCTTGCTGCTGTTAATAGTAATATAGGCTCTTTTACTAACGCTGATATTACAGTAAATGCTAAAGGATTAATTACAGCTGCTGCTAGTGGTAGTGCGGTATCTAAGTACACTACGGGTTGGAATAATTCGTACGGAGCGGTAACAGTAGCAAATGGCAGTACGCACACGATTACACATAATTTAGGAAGTACAGATTTAACTGTTGCGGTTTATGTTAATTCATCAGCTAGTGATACAGGTGCTCAGTTAGTACCTGTAGCTAGTGCGTCTTCAGCTGGACATACAGGTTACGCTATTACTGATTTAATTAATGGTAATAGTTTTACTCTTCAGTTAGCAAACGGTTATCCCGACTTAGCAACCTCTGGGCTTGCGTCCACTGCTAACTATACATCTCAATTTTTAAAAGTAGTAGTAATAGGATAAGATGTAATGACTGAAACAATATCACATTTTCTTGACACTGCACTGGCGATTATAATTGGTGTCTTTGGTTGGATAGTAAAAAAGTTTGCTGATCGATTAGATAAAGATGAAGAGCGTCTAACAAAGATTGAAGTAGAACTTGCTACCCAAAGAGAACGAGACACTGCTGTGGAGAATAGAATGAGTGGTCTTGAAACTACGGTTAAAGAGATTAACGGTAAACTAGATAGAATGATGGAGATGTTAATGAGGAAATGAAAAAAGGATTATACGCAAACATAAACAGAAGAAGAAAGCTAGGCATTAGTCGTAGCAAGAAGAAGTCTACTATATCACCTCAGTCATACGCTAATATGAAGCGTGGGTTTTAAAAGTAACAGCATGGCTGAGAAAAAGAAAGTAGTTACAGGATGTAAGCGTAAAGGTTTAGCTATTAATAAACCCAGAAGAATACGCAAAGGAGAACCTGGATACGGTAAGAAAAAGTTTGTTGTATGTGCTAAAGAAGGTACTAAGACAAAGACTATAAGATTCGGGGACGCTAACATGAAGATTAGAAAGTCCAATCCTAAAGCTAGAAAATCTTTTAGAGCTAGACATAAGTGCGATCAAAAGAAATCAAAGCTATCAGCAGGTTATTGGTCTTGCCGTAAATGGTAACAATATTAATATGAAGACTTTTGAAGAACTAGGTAACTTACAAGGATATATAGCAGATACATACCGTGCTGCCATCGATCAGATGCACGAGACTGGTGAGTACAATCCATCACTCCTGAACGGTGCTAGGCAACTTCTAAAGGATAACGAGATAGTTCTTACAGCAGGTAAAGACACTCCCATCAATGACTTGTTAAATGTAGTACTACCCTTTGAAGAAGACCAAGAGCTAAAAGCTAAAGTTAAGTAATTACTGTAATAACAACACCAAAGAGAGACACATAGAGTTGTGAGTAAATCTAAACTTCATCAACTCAAGGACTTCCGTAACTTCTTATATCTAGTTTGGAAGCACTTGAATCTACCTGATCCTACACCGTTACAGTACGACATTGCAGACTTCATGCAAGACGGTCCTAAACGATCTGTTATCATGGCATTCCGTGGAGTAGGTAAGTCCTGGATATGTTCTGCCTATGCTGTACATCAACTACTACTCGACCCAACTAAGAACATACTTGTTGTCTCTGCTTCTAAGAACCGTGCTGATGACTTCTCCACCTTCACATTAAAGATCATACATGACATTCCTGTTCTTCAAGATTTAATACCTAAAGGAGATCAACGATTCTCTAAGATAGCTTTTGATGTAGGACCTGCTCCTGCCGCTCACGCTCCCTCCGTTAAATCACTAGGTATATCCTCCCAGCTAACAGGTTCGCGTGCTGATATAATCATTGCAGACGATATAGAAGTACCTAACAACTCTGCCACTCAAGGTATGAGAGATAAGCTAGATGAACAAGTAAAAGAGTTTGAAGCTATTATAAAGCCCTTAGACACCTCTAGGATTCTCTTTCTAGGGACACCGCAGTGCGAGGATTCAATTTATAACAAACTGCGTGAGAGAGGCTATAACGCTCGTATATGGACCTCTGAGTATCCATCTAATGATTTAGTGTTAAAGAACTACGACAATGATATAGCTCCCTTCTTACAAGATCAGATAACAGATGAGTCAGTGGGTACTACTACAGAACCTACCAGATTCTCTGACCTAGACCTAGAAGAGCGTAAGATGTCATACGGTAGAACAGGGTATGCTTTACAGTTCATGCTCAATCCCAGGCTGTCTGATGCTGATAGATACCCACTAAAGATAAATGATCTTGTTATAACAGATATTGATACAGACCTAGCTCCTGAAAAAATCATTTGGTCCTCCGATAGAGATAACGAAAATAAAGACCTGCCCAATGTAGGACTAGGTGGAGACAGGTATCATAAACCTTCTAAGACTATAGGTGATATGATTCCATATACAGGTTCTGTTATGTCTATTGACCCTAGTGGTAGAGGAAAGGATGAAACAGGATATGCTGTTGTTAAGATGCTTAACGGTCAACTCTTTGTTCCTCAAGCTGGTGGTCTAAAAGGTGGTTACGATGATCAAACACTTAAACTACTAGTTAACATAGCAAAGGATAACAAAGTAAATAAGATCATTATAGAGTCTAACTTTGGAGATGGTATGTTCCTGGAACTACTTAAACCTATACTCTTTACTTCATACCCTTGTTCTGTTGAAGAAGTAAGACACAGTAAACAAAAAGAACTTAGAATCATTGATGTCCTGGAACCTGTCCTTAATCAACATAAACTTATCGTAGACCCTTCTGTAGTACAACACGACTATAAGAGTGCTCAAAGCTATCCTGTAGAGTCACAAGCTAAGTATATGTTAATGTATCAACTATCAAGGATAACAAAAGATAAAGGTAGTCTTATACATGATGATAGATTAGATGCTCTAAGTATAGCTGTTAACTATTGGGTAGAACAAATGAATCAGGATGTAGATAATAACATTAACTTTAGAAAACAAGAACTCCTAGATGAAGAGTTAACAAAGTTTACTGATTCATTCTATAAGAGAACTGTTAAAGGTCCTAGAGCAATGCTTTGGTCGTAGCTAACACTACTCCTTCTATTAACAAATCTTTACCTCTTTATATATCTTATAAGGTGCTCCGATAGTTAGTACAAATACATAACTACTAAAGTACTTATTGTTGTTATAATGAATAGTTCTAAAAGAAATATGAACACACCTATCCTTAAAAGAGTTTTAAATAAAGATTGTTTATGACAAGGTCCTTGTTTAAAGTTAAAATGTTAACAACAATATTATCCATGATAACTTATTTAGTAGTTCTTAGTTCTTTTATGATCGAAAGCAGATACTTCGTTCTTCTCCTTTCTCCTTTTAAAGCTGTGTCATAGAAATCTATAACAACCTATTAATAGGATTATAACGAATATTTGAAAATGTAAAGCCTTAAATTTATGACAACTCCTTATGTAGATCAGATCGACCTGTTTAACAACGACTTACAGAACTTAATTTATCGGTATAAAAGTGAGTACGACTTACACGATGAAACTCTTATAGGCTGTATCGAGGCTTCCAAGTTAGCGGTTATGGATTCGTTAACTATAGACTTTGGAAGTGAAATAGACCTGGAAGATGATGAAGAGGTTTAATTTTTGGTGAAAAAATCTGAAGGGGTTACGCTATATACGCTGTCGTAAAAATCCCCCTTAGCCTACCCTAAAAAATAGCTGTGGGGAGGGTATTATTAAATAGTGTTGCTAATATAAATTATTAATACAGCTACTGGTTTGTGTAAAGTATTGATAATCAGTAGAGATACGACAAAA